CCCAGATTGGTAGCGAAGTGACATTCGCGACAGGTAAAGCACGGCTGTACTACAAGGAAAATGGCGCAGGTGGCGCGTCGCATACAGCAACGTTGACGGTGAGCGGGGTTGCCGCGATCTCGCTATTCTTCCTCGAGATCACCGGTGGTGCGCTCGCAAGCATTCTCGACCAGGGATCTGGCAACTCAGACGTCGCCTCGCCCTACACGCTGACGGCCGGTCTTACGACCACACAGGCGGCGGAGCTTCTTGCCTCGTTCGTGACCGCAAACTCGGGCAGCAACCCCGCAACGAATGCGGAAACTGGCCTCGGCAGCTCCACCATCCAGACAGGTGCGCAGGAGCTTGATGGAGCCTCGTTTTGGACCGGCGCAATTGCAACCTCGATCAAGGCATCGACCGGCACGTTCAATCCGTCGTGGACGGAGAGTGGTAGCACGTCGGCGGCGGTGTTCCTTGCCACGTTCAAGGAAGCGGCAGCGGGCGGTGACGTGCTGATGTCGCAGGTCATTTTCTGATGTCCTCCCTCAAGCGACACGACGGCGAGCTCCAGATCGACAACCGCGCAACCGGTGGAGCTGTGCCCGGCTTCGGCAACGCTACCCACTACGCAGCGCCAACTATCACCTGCTGGCACTGCAAGACGGTGTTCATGGTGAATCCGTTGCGTACCCGTCCACGTGAGTACTGCCGCAAGTGTGATCGCTACATCTGCGATGGCTGTGGCGCTGTGGCTGCGCAGCCGGACTACGTGCATCGATCCTTCGACCAACTCGCCGAGATGGTGGTGAGCGGCAAATACACCATCGCAGGCGGTTCCACTTCCAACCCCATTCTCGTCCCGACCGGAGTGATTCATGGCTAAGCGAATATTCCAGGCCCAAAACCTCACCAGTGGCACGGGCACGGCCGTCAACACGCTGCTGACTACCTCGCAGTACCTGGCCCTCAAAGGCGGCTCGAGCACGCAGCTCATCGACATTCTGGAGATCCTGATCTCCGGATTCGCGGGCTCATCGGCACCCGCGCTCTTCCAGGCGCAGCGTGCGCAGACGCTGGAGACGACGCCCACCGCACTTGCGGCGGCAACGGCTTCCGACGGTCCGATGCACCCAAGCACTGCGGCGCTTGCCGCGCCGCCGGTGAGTTTCATCGCTGCATCAACCCAGCCAACGACGACGAACGTCACGACAGACGGCCGCCTGAATCTGGGGTTGAACCTGTTCGGTGGAATCGTGCGCTGGGTAGCCGCTCCAACGGCGCAATGGAGCCAGCTTGGCAACACGGCGACCTTGGGCGAAACGCTGCTTGCAGCTTTCACTGGCACGACCAGCGGCACGTTCTCGGCACACATCATGTACGAGCCGTACTAGGCGCCGAGCCATCCGTGATAGCGCATGACCCAGCGCGCGCCGCTCCACGTCCGCATCCCGCCACGCGAATGGCCGCGGGAACTGCTTACGTGGGTCGACGCTGGGCCGCAGCTCGGCATTCAGCCGATCCCGGACATTCAGAGCCAGTCCGACTGGCCGCTGCCCGTTGTTGCGCGTCCGAATCTGGCGCTGCGTACCTGGCTCAACGGGTTGCCGCCTGGAGTAATCGCCAATCCCGTTCCGCCGATCCGGAACTACGATTGGCCCAACCCGACGCTGCGGCTCCAGAGCTGCGAGTTGCGGACGTGGCTTCACAGCCAGCAGCTCACGCCGTCCATCGTCATGCCCTTTGGGCAGAGCGACTGGCCAAACCCTCGCGGCCAACGGCGCAATCAGGACCTGTCGTGGGTCGAGGGTCTGCCGCAGAGCGCGCTGGCTCTTACCCTGCCATTGCGTCAGCTGGATTGGCCAAACCCGGGTATCTCGCGCGCCAATCTCGATCTGCGATCGTGGACCCAGAGACCGCAGCTCACAGTACCCGTGGCGCTGCCTTTCAATCAGAGCGACTGGCCGCTGCCTGCCGCAGCTCGGCCCAATCTACAGCTTCGAAGCTGGAGTTTCAGCCTGCAGATTCAGCCGCAGGTGCAGCGGCCGTTCAATCAGTTCGATTGGCCGAATCCAGCGCCGAAGCGGCTCAATCTGGAGCTGAGGACGTGGCGGCACGGCATCCCGCAGAGCGTGCTCGGCAATCCGCTGCCCCCCGTTCGACAACGCGACTGGCCAAACCCATGGCCGCGCGCCGCGAATCTCGAACTGCGCACATGGGTCGAGAACTTCAGCATCCATGCGCCGGCGGGTCTTTCGGACACCGACGTCATCGTGCCGTATCTCATCGAGGACGTGCTGAGCGCCGCGCTGATGCGTATCGCCAGCATCTATTGCACGGCTGTCGTCATCGGCACCACGGGCTCGGTAACGATCCAGAGCCCCGTCGCATTCACACGCGTACCTCGCGGCACCGTGATCACGATCACGCTGGGTGGAACGATCAAGGGCAGTGGCAGCCGTCGCGCACAGGCGCCGTATGGAGCGCCGGACACTGCGCCGCCGTTTCCCGACCCAAAGATCAATCGACACTAGGCACTTAGATTCGAATCAAATGGCCCAAATTGGCGCACAACCCGGCAATCAGAATGCCAAGAAAGCGAAGCGCTGGCAGGACGCGCTCAACAAGGCATTGGCGCGTTTTGAGTCTGCGGAACTGAAGATTGCCGCAGGCGAAGCGCTTGACAAGGTTGCCGAGACTGTCGTGCAGCAGGCACTCGCGGGTAACAAAGACGCGTGGCAAGAGATCAGCCAGCGCCTCGACGGCAAGGTACCGCAAGGAATCATTGGAGGAGACGACGAGGACCCGCCTGTGCGCTTCCAGCGAATCGTCAGGGAGGTCGTGCGTGCGAACGCTGACGATAAAGACCGCTGAAGTCTTTGAGCCGCTACTTGCACCGGCTCCATACAAGGGAGCTGAGGGTGGCCGCGGCTCAGGCAAGTCGCACTTCTTTGCCGAGAAGCTTGTGGAGGATGCGCTTGCCGAGCCTGGCGACAGTGCGGGAGAGGGCCTGCGCGCGGTCTGCATCCGTGAGGTGCAGAAGGATCTGGCTCAAAGTGCCAAGCAGTTGCTAGACACGAAACTCAAAACGCTTGGGCTGACTGAGGCTGACGGGTTCAAGTCCTTCCGCGATGTGATCCGCACGCCGGGTGACGGCATCATCATTTTCAAGGGGATGAACGACTACACCGCCGACTCAATCAAGTCGCTTGAAGGTTTCAAGCGCGGCTGGTGGGAGGAGGCGCAGACCGCAACCCTTCACTCGCTGAATCTGTACCGTCCAACGTTGCGCGCTAATGGCTCAGAGCGTTGGTTCAGCTGGAACCCGCGTCGCAAGACCGACGCAATCGAGTTCTTGCTGCGTGGCGCCGGCCGACCGACTGATTCGGTGGTTGTGCATGCCTGCTGGCGGGACAATCCGTTCTTCACTCAGGAGCTTGAGCGCGAACGGCAGGACACGCTGCGCACCCAGCCGGAGATGTACGACCACATCTGGGAAGGCGGCTACGTCAGGCAGCTCGACGGCGCCTACTTTGCGGCATGCCTGAATCTTGCGCGCGAGCAGGGTCGCTTGTGCCGTGTGGCAGCAGATCCGCTGCTCACGCTGCGCGCCTTTTTCGACATCGGCGGCACGGGCGCCCGCGCTGACGCAGTGTCGATCTGGATCATGCAGTACGTTGGCCGCGAGATTCGCGCGCTCGACTACTACGAGGCAGTGGGGCAGCCGCTTGCGACGCATGTTGAGTGGATGCGCAGTCGCGGCTATGAGCCTAAGCGGTGCCAGGTCTGGCTGCCACATGACGGTGAGGCGGGAGATAAGGTCTACGACGTGTCATACGAATCCGCGCTGAAGGCGGCGGGCTACGATGTGACAGTCGTACCAAATCAGGGTAAGGGCGCAGCCAAGCAGCGCATCGAAGCGGCTCGCCGACACTTCCCTGCGGTCTGGTTCAACGAGCCGCCGAATGTCGATTCCGAGAAAACGCCAACGACTGCTGCGGGTATCGAGGCGCTTGGGTGGTACCACGAAAAGAAGGACGACGCGCGCGGCATCGGCCTGGGCCCCGATCACGACTGGTCCTCGCACGGCGCAGATGCGTTCGGTCTTGCGATGATCAGTGCCGACAAGATATTCGCCTCTGTCGGTCGGCCCACAGTAAAACTGCAGTACGAGCAGGTGGTTGCCTGATGGACGCGCACTTCAGGCTCATCAAGACCAGCGAGACGGGCGATGTGTTCTGTGATCGCGACATGCACGTGCGAATCACCCGCATGCACGACAGTAAGGATGGCAAGGACTTCCGCATTGCCACCGTAATCTGCATATGCGCGGCCAACAAGCCAGTCATGGCGGAGCAGGTGCCCGCATGAAGATCGCCGTCGTCGACGAGTCCTGCATGCAGACGCATGTCACCGCAGCGGAGCAGGACAGCGAGCACACCCTCGAGATCACCGAGGCTGAATGGACTGAGTTCAATGACGTGGAAGAGCATTACGAACAGCTCCTGGCCGGTTTCAAACAGCGCCAGCTTGCGGAAAGGCAACTCACCTTGGGTGAAATCGGTCAGCTCCGTGCGCGTCTTTCGCAGCTCGAAACACGGCTGGGTGTGGCGGCGGCTCCCGCTCCAGTGGCCCCTAAAGCTCCGAAGCAGCCCAACCCGGTAGACGAGACTGACTACGGCATGGGTGTGGGTGGCCGCGAAAGGCCGCAGGACCCGACCGACTTCCGCAACGAACTGGCTGACCTGCGCGATCGAACGACCGAGAAGCGCGCACGAAGGGGAATTGGATGAGCATCGAGGATCGCAATCGAGTGATCGCGCTGGAGGCGCGTGTCGCGAAGCTGGAACAGTTCATGGCAGAGCAGCGCGAGCAGCCTGTGTCTGATTCGGTCGAGGACCGAGACGCGCAGCACCTGAAAAACGTGGTGCACGCGCAGAAGGTGCGCCGTGGCTAAGATGCTCGACACAGAAGTGCGCTCCATCGTCGCCTCGCGACTGCGCTCAGCGCTGTCGAAGCAGGGCAGCGAGCTCTCCGAGGACCGCGAGAAGGCGATGGACTTCTACTTCGGTCGCCCGATGGGCAACGAACAGGAGGGGCGGGCGCAGGTCATCAGCAAGGACCTGATGGACACGGTCGAATGGATCATGCCGAGCCTCATGCGCATCTTCTGCACGATGGAGGCGGTGCAGTTCGATCCGGTCGGCCCCGAGGACGAGCAGCTTGCCAAGGAAGAGACGGGCTACGTCCGCCACGTGCTGTGGAAGAAGAACCCCGGCTTCATGATCCTGTACGAATGGCTGAAGACGATGCTTCTTCAGAAGGTCGGCTACGTCAAATACTGGTGGGAGGACAGCGAGAAGGTCAGCTTCAAACGCTACTCCGGGCTTTCCGAGGAACAGCTCACTCTGCTGATGCAGGATCTTGAACAGAACGGCGAGGTCGACGTACTCGAGCAGGAGCAGGACGAGAAGGGCGCCTGGAGCATCAAGCTCAAATTCACGACCGAGTATGGCTGCGCTCGCGTGGATGGCGCGCCTCCCGAGGAAGTGATTGTCTCGTCCGACTGCAAGGGCGACATCAAGCGCGCGAAGTTCGTCGGCCACCTGCGTACCGACCTCACCCGCTCCGACCTCATCGAGATGGGGTACGACAAGAAGCGGGTGAAGGGGCTCACGGATTTCACGTGGGAGCAGTCGCTCGGCGAGAAGATCGCCCGCGATTCGGTGCAGGAGTCGACGCGCGATTCAGATGCCGACAGCGACTGGCCGTCGGAAACGATCCGGTTGCTGGAGGCATACACCTACCTCGACGAGGACGATGACGGCATCGCAGAACTGCGCTGCATGCTCATGGCTGGCAACGACACGCTCGAGGACGAGGAGGCGGAAGAGATCCAGTGGAGCTCGGCAACCCCGATCCCGGTTCCATTCCGGCACTTCGGCCTCTCGATGTACGACATCATGGAGGACCTGCAGCGTATCCACACCGCGTTGAAGCGGGGCCTTCTGGACAACGTCTACTTCACGAATGCGCCGCGGCAGGTCTACGACAAGAACACCGTGGACGTCGCGAGCCTGCAGATCAACCGGCCGGGCGGACATGTCGCGAACGACGGTCCCGCAGCGGGAGCGGTGGTGCCGCTTGCTCACCAGCCGATCGTGAGCGATGTGCTACCAGTCATCGACTACTTTGATCGGGTGCGTGACAAGCGCACCGGCTCGACGGCCATGCAGACGGGCGCTGATGCGGATGTTCTCGCCTCGACCACGAAGGGCGCCTACCTGGATGCCAGGACCGCGGCGAACCAGCGCATTGAAGCCATCGCCCGCATCTTCGCGGAAACAGGACTCTCCGATCTCTACAAGTCGCTGCATCGACTGCTGACCCGTCATCAGGACTGGGCCGAGCGCTTCCGCCTGCGCAACACCTGGGTGGTGCAGCAGCTTCCGCCAACGGAATGGAACGAGCGTGAACACCTCACTGTCGCGGTTGGCCTGGGCAACGCAGGCGCGCAGGAGATCCGTTCAAACCTTGGACTCATGGGACAGGCGCAGGAGAAGGCCGCCGCGGTGCCCGGCCTTATCCAGCCGCAGAACGTATTCGCGCTGTTCCGTCGCATGCAGAGCGAACTCGGTTTCGAGAACGAGTCGTTCATCACCGACCCAAGCTCGCCCGAGTACGAGAAGTTCATGAAGGGCCAGAAGCCGCCCGAAGATCCATACGTCACCGGCAAGCAGATCGACGCGCAGGTCAAGACCGCGCAGATCAAGGCCGATCAGCAGGGGAAGATCATTGACCTCCAAGGCAAGCGTGAAGAATTGGCTGAAAGACGTGATCAGTGGATCACCACTCTCGAAGTGGAGTCCGCCGTGGACCTCGCGAAGCCAGGAATCGGGGCCGAGGTCGCAGGAGGAGCGGGTGCGCCGGGCGCAGGCAGCGAACGAGTTGATTCACAATCCACTCCTGAATGAATCGATCAATTCAGTAGAGGCCACCTTGTTGAAACAGATGCATCACGTTAAGCTTGACGATGTGGAAGGTCACACCCGTCTGATCATCGCGCTTCAGGTCTCCCAGGCCGTGAATCGCCACCTGTGGTCAGTCATGCAGGATGGTGAAGCCGCATCGCAGGAACTGCGGTTGCGCGGGCGGAGGATCGACTAGTGGAAGTTGCCGCCCCTGCCACAAACGGCGCTACGCCACCGCCCGCCTCCCTTCACGATCGATTGAAGGCTCGTTTGAGTCATTCCGACCAGTTGGCCCCCTCGACTGGGCAACAGAACGGCAGCACATCTGCCGATGCTGAAGCGCGGGATGACTTGAAAGCGCCTTCGAGTGGGGTTGTCCCACCGAAGAAGCCTGTCGCAGAAACGCCGGCACCCAATGAACACGTCGAGGGCGATGACGCTCCCGATGTTGTGACGGACCCGAACGATTCTGAGACGCCTGATGGAACCGACGATGACGATGCTCAATTCGACCCCGCGAAACTTTCATCGCTGACCGAGCTTGCGGATGCAGCCGGCCTTGAGTCCGACCGACTCATGGACCTGGAGCTACCCATCAAGATCGACGGCAAAGAGGGTAAGGCGCGGCTTCGAGACCTTGTGAAGAGCTACCAACTCGACGGCCACATCAATCAGAAGCTCGCCACGCTCGACACGGACCGTAAAACGTTCGAGTCGAAGAAAGTGGAGCACGAGCGCACGGCTCATGAACGTCTTCTGCGACTCGATGCGGGTGTGCAAACACTCACGCGGGCGCTTGAGGGCGAGTTCAGTGCTGTGGATTGGCAGAAGCTACAAACCGAAGATCCGGTTCGATTCAACTCCGAATACGTTGCCTACCAGCAGCGCTACGCCGTGATGCAGGACATCGCGAAACAGATCGCCAACGAACAGCAGCAGTATCAGGCCAAAGCACAGGCCGATGCGAAAGTGAAGTTCGACGAGGAGTTCAAGCTCCTCCAGGCGAAGGTTCCCGAGTGGTCCGATTCAGCGAAGCGCAGCAAGGACAAGGCCGAGACAGTCGAGGTCCTGAAGGACTTCGGTATCTCGCAAGCGGAGTATGAGTCGATCGTGGATCACCGTCAGCTTCTGGTGGTACGTGACGCGGTGTCCTGGCGAAAGCTCCAGAAGAGCAAGCCGGCCGTGCTCAACAAGGTCAAAGCCGCACCGAAGCTCCTGAAGCCCGGTTCTACGCAATCCCGAGCCGCTAAAGATGCTGTTGCCGATCAAAGTGATCGTGCACGCCTCAAGCGGACGGGTTCAGTACGCGATGCGGTTCCGTCCCTGAAGCGAAGGCTTTTCGGCGGTCGTTAAAGGTTTCTCGGGGTTGCATGAGCATGCAACATGACACAGCCAGCTGGCGTATACAGCGTCTACGATGCCTCCGGCACCACAGGCGTTGGCAAAGGCAATCGCGAGGATCTGTCCGACCTCGTCGATGATATCTCCCCCACGGACACCCCGACGCTGACCGCGCTTCCGAAGGTCAAGGCAGACGCGGTCCTTCACGAGTGGACGACGCACGCCCTTGCGGCGGCGGCGGCGAACGAGAAGATCGAGGGTGACGACGGTGCGATCGATGTGGCCGCTCCCAAGACGCGCCTCAACAACCGCACGGCGATCTCGAACAAGATCTGCGGCGTCACGCGCACCCAGCAGGCCGTCAGCAAGGTCGGCATGATGGACGCGCTCGCGGAGGAAGTCGGCTACAAGATGGCCGAGATCAAACGCGACGAAGAGCTGATGATCCATGCCAACACCGCGAAGGTGGCAGGCAACGACACCACGGCGCGCAAGACCGCTGGCATTCCAACCTGGATCGTGAATGCGGCGACTGTTATCGGCGCAAACCCGACTGGTGACGGCTCAGACACGGCGACCAACGGCACACAGCGCGCGTTCACAGAAAGCCTCCTGCTGGAAGCTTCCCAGCTTGCCTATGACGACGGTGGCAAGCCGACGCTTCTGATCCTGGGCACGTTCAACAAGCGCGTGGCGTCCGGCTTTGCCGGCAACACCAACCGCAACATGGACTCGGCCGACAAGAAGATCATCAACTCCATCGGCGTGTACGAAGACGACTTCAACACGATGAAGGTGGTGGCGGATCGCTTCTCGGTGTCGCGCAACGCGGTGCTGATCGATCCGGAGCACATGAAGATCGCGCGCCTGCGAGCGATGGAGTCGTGGGACCTTGCGATTACGGGCTCAAGCTTCCGCAAGCAGCTCGAGGAGGAGTGGGCGCTTGAGGTCACGAACCCCGACGCGCACGCCATCATCCGCGACCTGACCACGGCCTGATCGCTGACGGACTTCGGGGCCTTCGGGCCCCGTTTCTGTCCCTTCATCCCAGGAGATTCTCATGGCCGATCCGATCAGTTGGTATTCGCAGTCCGAGGACATCCCGGACATTGGCACCGCTGGCGCCACGCGCTTCATCGCGCGACAAGCCGGCTACCTGCGCCGTGTGCAGGTCATGCTCCATGGAGCCATCACAGGCTCCACCGAAGGCATCACGGTTTCCATCGACAACGGCACGCCGGTAAGCGTGGGCAGCATCGTGGTAGCCGCCTCCGCTGAGGGCACCTTGCTGACCAAGGAGTTCTTCCTGCCCGTGAAGGCCGGAAGCAACGTGGAGATCATCAACGACGGTGTATCCACCGGCACGACACGCGCGACCATCCAGGTCACGCTGAGTCCGTGACATGAGCCTGGCTCGCTACACGCTAGACCGGGGCTTGTTTCCGGCCAGTATCGCCACGCTCCTGCATGGCACGGGTGCCGTTGCCTTTCACAACGGCACCGCGCAGGCAGGCGGTGTGGCGAACGACACCATCCTTGTGGGCCTCATCATCCTGCAGAACGTCGCCTCGGTGACCGCAACCGTGGTGGGCTTCCAGGATGAGACGGGCACCGCACAGAGCCTTGTGTTCTCCGGCGACACCACAGCGCTTGATGCCACCTCGAGGTTTATCCCGCTCGGCGCCATCAATAACAAGAGCGCCATGACGATCACAGCCTCGGTTGCCGACAAGGTGATCGTGCTCACCCGTCCAGCGATGGGTGACTACCGGTGATCGACACAGCCACGTCGCTTGCGGAGGCGAAGCGCGCGCCCGGCGACTTCGTGGACGACATGAAGACGAAGATCACCTGCAACAACGGGGAGCTCGTTGTCTATCGGGAACAGGACGTGGAGCCATACCTGGACGCCAACAAGCGCGCAATGCACTGCGCGCCGACCTGGCGTCCCTTTGCGGCTCAGCGCGGCAAGTCCCAACTGCGCAAGGTGGCGGAGATCCCAAACATCGTGGCAGAGCAGTGGATTCGCGAGGGCATCAACATCTTCAGCCCCGACCCTGCCATGCAAAAACGCATTCGCGAGAAGCTCGATTCAAACGAGTTTCAGCACCTGCGAACGTTTCCCGGACGCATGGGCGTTCGGAAGCAGTGGGTCTAGATGGCCGTCATCACCAGCTACTCGACCCTGCAGACGGCGGTGGCCGATTGGCTGGCGCGCTCTAACCTCACGACGTTCATTCCCAACTTCATCCAGAACTGGGAGTCGGACTTCCTGCGTGAGCCGAAGAACTTCGGGCGCTGGATGGAAGTGAGCGACGATGCGGTGATTGCTTCAAGCGTGGTCACCGTGCCGACGGACTACCTCGGGCTCAAATACGCCTATGTCAGTGGCTCGCCGAGTTCGCGCCTCGATCGCGTCTCGTTGAACCAACTCTACGGCCGCTATCCCCGCGGATCGGGCTCGGGACTTCCCGTGTGGATGTCGCGTGAAGGCTCGAACTTCGTGTTCGGGCCGCCGCCAGACTCCGGTTACACGATCCATCGCGTGTACTGGGGCAAGCCGACGTTGATTCGCAACGCGACGACCGATGCATCGGCGCACTTCCTGATCACCGATTGCCCGGACCTCTGTCTCTTCGGCTCGCTGCTGCAGGCCGTGCAGTTCATCAAGGACGATCCCCGCATTGCCATCTGGCAGGGCATGCACGACCGGGCCATTCAAAGCTACCGCACGCTCATGCGCGATGAGGACCTGTCCGGGTCTCCTGTGCAGGAGGTGCTCGCATGAAAGCGCCTGACGGCAAGGTGGTCTTCGGCGAGTGGCTGCCCGATTTGCCCCCATTTGAAAACCCGGGGCTCGTCGCGGCGACCAACGCGGTACCGACGGACAAGGGCTACACCGACTTCAACGCCCTGGCCACG